AACGTTGAACTATAATGAATATATTGATAAAGACTATGCCAATGAGGAAGACGATGTTGTAGCTACAACGCTAAACGGGTCACACTCTGATAGCGTAGCTACACTAACACTTGCATCTACTACAGGGCTTGACGCTACAGGCACAGTACATGTAGGTAGTGAGCAAGTCACTTACACTGGCATACTAGGTAATGACATTACAGGCTGCACACGTGGTGCTAATAGCACAACTGCTGCTGCACATTCAAGTGGCGTAGCAGTCACACAGTTTGAAGGTGGTGGCGTACCTAGAAGTATTGTACGCACACCTGACAACAATTACCTTTTATATCCGTACCCTGATAAGGCATATGCGTTAGTCTTTGACTACTACACCTTTCCATCTGACTTGTCAGCCCACGGTGATACAACTTCTATACCTGAACGTTTTGCACCTGTCATAATAGATGGTGCTACAGCTTTTGTTTATCAATACCGTGGAGAGGTAAATCAATACCAGTTAAACTTTAGTAGATTTGAGCAAGGCATTAAAAATATGCAAAGCTTGTTAATTAATAAGTATGAATATGTTAGATCAACTGTAATTAATAGACCACGTGGTTCTTCTAACTTTATATCAGGTGTTAATTAATGCCAGATAATTCTCAATCTCAACCAGTAGCATTTAATTGTGAAGGCGGTTTAGTTAAAAACCGTTCTACTTTTCTTATGCAGCCGGGAGAGGCTTTAGTTTTAGAAAACTTTGAGCCTGACGTTGAGGGTGGCTATAGACGTATTAATGGTCACAGAAAATTAATTAATCAACTTATACCACAGACTAATAGCTCTGGTGAAAAAGTACTTATGATTGCTAAATTTGCAGATAAGTATATTGCTGCTAGAGGTGAAAAAATATGGACAAGTGCTTCTGCTGAACTACGTACTGTTATTGAAGCTAACACCAGTATGACAGGTTCAGGCACAATAGGCGTAGACAGTGTTGCAGGTTTTTCTAGTAGTGGCACTCTTGAAATGGCTATTACAGAAACAGAGGTAGAACGCTTTACTTATACAGGTATTAATGCATCATCTGACCCTCCTACTTTTACAGGTGTAACACGACAGGTAGATAGCACTAATGCCAGACAACACCTTTCTGGTATTCAAGTTTCAGAAAATTGGACACAACGAGACACAGGTAGAACTAATGCAGGTAAGTATCGTTTTGAACGGTTTAACTTTAATGGCACAGATAAACTTATACTTGTTGATGAGGTTAATGCCCCTGTAGTTATTGACTCATCTATAAACTTAGTAGATGTTACTACAACTTCTGTTGTTGGTTCTAAGTTTGTTGCATCTTTTGCAAACAGAATGTTTTATGCAGGTAAAAGTACTACACCCGAAGAGTTAGTTTTTAGTGTAGGTTTTGATGAAGATAACTTCGCCGCTGACGTTGGCGATCCTGCAGGAAGCATACGAGTAGATGACACTATTACAGGTATAAAAGTTTTTCGTGATTCTCTTTTTATCTTTTGTGAGAACAGAATATTTAAACTGACAGGAAATACCTCATCTGATTTTGCTATTCAAGCTGTTACAAGAAGTATTGGTTGCATTAACGGTGACACTATTCAAGAATTTGGTGGTGATTTAGTTTTTCTTGGTCCTGATGGGCTACGTACTGTTGCTGCTACTGCACGTATTGGTGATACTGAACTTGGTACAATTAGTAGAAATGTACAATCTATTTTTGATGAAAACATTAAGAACAGTTCTTTGTTTGAAAGTGTAGTAATAGCAGATAAGACACAGTACAGAATATTCTTTAGTAAAACAGGCCAGTCTAGCGCACAGACAAGAGGTATTATTTGTGTATTAAAAGAGAGTGGCTTTGAGTTTTCTGAAATTCGTGGGGTTAAGCCTGCATCTACAGATACCTTTGTTGAAACAGGTAACACGTTTGTTCTTCATGGAGACTTTGAAGGTTACGTACACCGTCAAGAAATAGGCAATACTTTTGACGGCATTGCTATACTTGGAAAGTACAGAAGTTCTGACATGAGCTTTGGAGATACTGGTGTACGCAAGCACATGCAAAGGGTTATACTTAACTACAAACCTGAATCAGCTATTGACGCTGATCTTTTAGTAAGGTATGATAACGAAAGCGTTGACTCTTCAAGACCTGCTGCTTACCCCTTAGACACTGCAGATGTTGCAGCTTTGTTTGGGGTATCTAGTTTTAGTACAGAAGAGTCTTTAGTACAATTTATCTTTGGCGGTCCTTCACAACCTCTTGTAAGACAGGCAGTAGAAGGTTCAGGCTTTTCAGTAGTATTAAGAGTTAATGATGGCGGGGAAACTGCACCCTACTCCCTCAAGGGGTTTCAGCTAGAATATCAATTAGGAGCAAGACGTTAGATGGGTTCTACATACACAAGACAATCAACATTCACTGACGGTGATACAATTACAGCAGACCTGTTTAACACAGAGTTTGATCAACTTGTTGCTGCTTTTGCTGCTACCTCTGGACACTCTCACGATGGTACAGCAGGAGAAGGTGGACCTATTGGTGGTTTGATTACTCCCGGCATTACGTTAGGAGATAACACTATTGACGTTACTCTTACGTTTGATGGTGGCTCTAATGACGGTGTACTAAAGTGGATGGAGGATGAGGATTACTTTGAGTTTTCTGATGATATACTTATTGCGTCTACGGAAAAACTACAGTTTCGTGATACTGCTATCTATATTAATTCTAGTGCTGACGGGCAGCTTGACATTGTAGCAGACACAGAGATACAAATTGCAGCTACTACTATTGATATTAACGGTGCTGTAGCACTCAATGGTGCTATTACTGGCGCTACTAATATTACTCTTAGTGGTGAGCTTGATGCAGCTACTTTAGACATTTCAGGTAATGCTGACATTGATGGTAATTTAGATGTAGGTGGTAATCTTACAGTAACAGGTACTACTACCTTTAATGGTGGTACTCTTACGCTTGGTGATGCAGCCACTGACAACGTTGTGTTTGGGGCAGATGTAAACTCTAGCATTATTCCTAACACAGATGATACATACGATTTAGGCTCGTCAGGACAAGAGTGGCGTGACTTGTATTTGGATGGTACAGCACACATAGACACACTAGACGTTGATGCTAATGCTACTGTAGCAGGAACTTTGGGTGTAACTGGGATAGCTACTGTAGGTGGCCTTACTATAGGCAGTGCGGTTATATCAGAAGCAGAGTTAGAAATACTAGATGGGGCTTCTGTAACAACTGATGAATTAAACATACTTGATGGTAAAGCATTTCTTGATGAAGATAATTTTGCAAGTAACTCAGCAACAGGTATTGCAAGTCAACAGTCTATTAAGGCATATGTAGATGGGGTTACTACAACCAGTATTACTTCTACAGGCGCATTAAATGCAGGTTCTATTACATCTGGTTTTGGTAATATAGATACTGGTGCAAGTACAATTACTACTACAGGTCTTATTTCAGGTGGATCACTTGATATAGATAACGTACTTATTAATGGCACTACTATTGGGCATACAGATGACACAGATTTAATTACCCTTGCTGATGGTGTAGTAACCGTAGCAGGTGAAGTATCTATGACTACGCTTGATATAGGTGGAACTAATGTTACTTCAACAGCAGCGGAGCTTAATGCTTTAGATGGGATTACTGCTGTTGTAGGAGAACTTAATGCATTAGATTTAGGAAGTACTGCAGTAGGAACAGCTATTGCTTCTAAAGCCGTAGTGTTAGATTCAAACAAAGACTATACAGGTATTCGTAACTTTACTATTACAGGTAACTTGTCTGTAGGTGGTACTACTACTGTAGTAGACACAGTAACAATGAATGCACAAAATGCTGTTCTTTTTGAAGGGGCTACCGCTGACGCACATGAAACTACTCTTACTATTGTAGACCCAACTGCTGATAGAACTATTAATTTACCAAACCAAAGTGGTACAATCCCAGTATTAGCAGCAGCTAGTAACACTGCTGTTACTTCTACTCCTGAAGAATTGAACATTCTAGATGGTGTTACTGCTACTGCTGCCGAGTTAAACATTCTTGATGTAGATAATAGTACTTTAGGTAATTTAGCTGAAATTAGTACTGTAGCAAATGACGATGTGTTTCTTGCTATAGATACTTCTGGAGGTGGACTTAAACGTCTTACAAGAAGTACTGTAGTATCTGGTCTTGCTACAAGTTCTGGTTTGTCTAATGTAGTAGAAGACACTTCCCCACAACTAGGTGGTAACTTAGATACAAACTCTCAAAACATTTTAATTGATGATGCACACTTTATTGGGGATGAAAGTGGTAATGAACAACTTGTATTCCAAACTACAGGTAGTGCAGTAAATCAACTTGAAATTACTAATGCTGCTACTGGTAATGGTCCTATACTAGCTTCTACTGGTGGGGATACAAATATTAATCTTAACTTAACTCCTAAAGGTACTGGGGTTGTTATGATTGATGGTACTGTTGGTATTGATACTGGCAAGATTGATCTTAAAAATAGTGGTACAGCTTCACAGATTTTATTCTACTGTGAAAGTTCTAATGCTCATGCCCAAACATTACAAGGTGCGCCACACTCTCAAGCAGCAACCAATACACTTTTATTACCTGACGGTGACAGTGGTACACTATTGTCTACAGTATCAACTGCGACTGTAACTAATAAAACTTTTACATCCCCTAAGATTAACGAAGATGTAGCAGTTACTTCAACAGCTACAGAAATAAATCTTCTTGATGGCGTTACAGCTACTACAGCAGAATTAAATATATTAGCTGGTGTTACAGCTACTACAGCAGAAATAAATCTTATTGATGGTGGAACAGCACGTGGTACTACTGCTGTAGCTGACGGTGATGGCGTACTTATTAATGACGCAGGTACAATGCGTATGACTAGCGTAGATACACTTTCTACTTATATGTCTGGTAAAAGTGTTGGTGGTTCTTCTATTGTTACAACAGGAGCATTAAACTCAGGTAGTATTACTAGTGGTTTTGGTACTATTGATACTGGCTCTAGTGCCATTACGACTACGGGCGTTATTACTGGTGGTACGTTAGAAGCTACTACAGACACAGCAGCAGGTGATAATGCTGCTATTGGTTACACGGCTGCAGAGGGTTTAATCCTTACTGGTCAAGGCAGTACTTCTGATATTACATTAAAAAACGATGCTGATGCTGTGGTATTTACTGTACCTACAGGCAGTGATGATATTCAATTCCCTGACAATGCGGGTATAAAATTTGGTGCTGGGGCTGATTTACATATTTATCACAGTGGTACTAATAGCGTTATATCTGATGGGGGTACAGGAAATTTACTTATTAAAGCAGATGAACTTCTTATTCAAAACTCTGCTGGGGATGCTAATTATATTAGATGTGTGTCTTCTGATGAAAGTGTACAACTTAGCTTTGCAAACTCAACTAAACTATCCACAACAAATACAGGCGTAGACGTAACAGGCGCAATTACGGCTGATGGACTGACTGTTGATGATGTGGTTATTGATGGCAAAGCTATGACCATGACAGGTTCATCCAGTGATACTGCTGTATTTACTGTAGGAACAAATGGTACACTTTCTATTGTAACAACTGACGATGCTGCAGCCGCTGCTAATATACAAATTACAGCAGATGGTACAGCAGAGCTTGCAGGTACTACAGTTACATTAGACTCTGGCGGTGATATAGACCTTGCGGCTACTAATGACGTTAACCTTCCCGCTAATGTTGGTTTAACTTTTGGTAATGACGGTGAAAAGATTGAAGGTGATGGAACAAACCTTGCAATTAATTCATCAGGTGATTTAAATGTTACTGCTACTACTATTGACATTGATGGTAATGTTGAAATATCAGGAACAGCCGTTACAACAGGTGTCCACACATTTACTGCCGTACCTGTTTTTCCTAACGATACAGTAGAAACAGCAGACATTCAAGCGGATGCTATTACAGGCGCTAAGATTGCTGACAATGCTATTAATTCTGAGCATTATACTGATGGTTCTATTGACACAGCACATATTGCAGACAGCCAGATTACAGTAGCTAAAATGGCGGCTAATAGTGTTGATAGTGATCAGTATGTAGACGGTTCTATAGACAGAGAACATCTTGCAGCAGATATTATTGATGGAACAAAGATTGCTAACGATGCAATTAACTCTGAGCATTATGCGGCGGGATCAATAGACAATGAACACATTGCAGATAATGCAATTAACTCAGAACATTACGCAGATGGTTCTATTGATAGAGCGCACCTAGCCGCTGATATTATTGATGGTACTAAAATAGCTGATGACGTTATTAACTCTGAGCATTATGTAGCAGGTTCTATTGATGCAGAACACTTAGCTTCCGACTCTGTAACTGAAGCTAAAATGGCGGCTAATAGTGTTGACTCTCAGGCTTACGTTGATGGCTCAATAGACACAGCACATATTGCTGACAATCAAATCACACTAGCAAAAATGGCAGGAATTGCTAGAGGAAAACTTATCGTAGGCGATTCTGGTGGTAATCCTGCTGTAATTGGTCCCGGTAGTAATGGTCAAGTTTTAACCAGTGATGGCACTGATATTGCGTTTGCAGATGCGGCGGGTGGTCCTACATATACTAGGGGTACAAGTCCACCGAGTTCTCCAACTGCAGGTGATTGGTGGTTAAATACTAATGCTTCAAACATATCTGTATTTATATACGATGGTACTTTGGGTTGGGTTTCGCCTGTTGATGCACTTACTGCTGGCCCTTATTTAGCTCAAAATACCTTTAGCATTATTTTTGGGAATGGAACCTATAATATAATTAGGATTGTAGATGACGCTTTTAGCCCTTCATACACTAGCACCGTTGGCACCCACACAAGTAATGGTGGCGATGGTGCTGTTACAAGTAATACAGTAAGAGCCGTAGTTCATTCTGGTACAGATGAATCTACAGATATGGAGTTTGTTGTATTTGCAAATTTAGCAGCTGCTACAACTTTTGGTACTGGTATTGATCTAGGTGACCGTCAAGGGGCTATCTCCCATGCAACAAGAGGTATTTTTGTTGGGGGCAATGACCATAAAAATAACATGGAGTATATTACTATTGCAAGTGAGGGCAACTCCACAGACTTTGGTAACTTAACTGTTGACAAATCTAATTTAAATAATAGTTGTCTTGCAAGTACTACTAGGGGTGTTATATGGAGTGGAACAAATAACCTTAGAACTATTGATTATTGTACTATTCTTACTGCAGGAAATGCTACAGATTTTGGTGATACTACGGTTAATGCATCATTTGTATGCACAGCCCACAGTACAACAAGAGGTATTAGAATGGGATCACTTAGTACTGCAACTGACACAATAGAATATATTACAATAGCTAGTACTGGTAACGCTACAGATTTTGGTAATTTATCAGCGTCTGGAGCTAATATGTATGTTGTTCATGATGGTACATATGCTTGGATGAAACGTAGCACTGACGTAGGAGGGGAACGTATTACAATGGCTACTACAGGAAACGCTGTTACGGGAAATTATGATATATGGGAGCAATCATCATCCCCAAACCCCTCCGCTGCTTACAATCATTGTACAGCCAAAGGTTGGATTGCAGCAAGTGGCTAATTGACATTTAAAATATAGTATGTTAAAATTATATTTTAAATAAAGGAAACGAAATGAACGACTTAGTAAATGTAAATAACAATAATTTTTTACCGCAAATTATGGCTACTCCTAATCTTAATTTAGAAGCAGTTAAAAAGGTAAAAGAAAATCTTCCAGCAATGACTGCACAAGCTAAGGCTTTTGGTAGTTCAAACAGCCAAGCTATGCTAACTAATATGACTTTGACAATGATGAATGGTCACAGTCCTATGCGTATGTTACGTCAAGTACTAGCTGAAACAGAGTCACGTAGAAAAAAACTTATGAATGTACAAGTTGTACATGCAGAGCAGATAGAAAAAATACAAAAGTTAGAGTCTATATCTAATCGTTCTCATGTAGAAGAAGCAAAATATCGTGAAGCAGTTATTATATTAGAAGATATGGAGACATCAATTAATGGTGCGTTTAGGGATGTTGCTGTTATGATTGATGCATATGAAAACCTAAAAGAAAAACATGGCGTTGATGAGTGGGATGAGGCTATGTTTGAAAAAGAAGAAAACCGTCATCACATTCGTAGGGGTTTTGAGTTATTATACAGAAATGTTATTCAAGTTGGCAGAGCCACTGAAACTCCTATTGAGTACCTTATGCAATATGGTGTTCATGTGCAGCAAGCCTCACTAGAAGTTCAAGGTTATGTTGCTTACACTAATGATCGTATTAGTAAAGGCGAAATACTTACATCTAGTGACTGTGAAAACTTTTTAGATGAAATGGCAGATAAATACTTGCATTGTGCTGCAGAAGTAAATGAAAGGATTTTTGGTAAATCTGAAATTTCTAATAAAAACTATATGAAATGTTTGGAGGCGGCTGAATGATACTAGAATATAAAATGATAATGACAGATGAGGGTATGAGAGTTCCCGCTTGGATTGAAGATGGAGGTTCCTACGGTAAACCTGACTTTAGTTTTGTAGGTTGGTCACCTGATGATGATGTTCGTGAGTACTACATACCAGACACTGTAACTGTACTTACTAATGAGCAGCTTATTGCTAGGGCAATATTAGTAAAAGATAGTGATACTACAGAAGAAGAAGCTATTGCCGAGGCTAATGTTTGGCTTACTAGACATGGACATTAACTGGACAGTAGTAACAATAGTTGGTGCCTTATTAGCCCAAGGTGCTGCTATTGTCTGGGCAGTATCAGGCATGGTGTCAGACATCCAGTATAACAGAAGTGACATATCAGAAATGGAATCCAGCACAGCAAG